AAGGATTCACCACAGAGTGCAAATTTTGGAGGTCCTTTAGCTGAACCTTTTATCCTTAGAGGTATACAGAATCCTAATATACTAAGACCTCAAACTTATGGTCCTGGATTAGGTGTAGACATAATAGATAACTTCATAACTTATGGTGTTAGAAAAGTAGTTGATCTATTACGTCTAGGAAAGTATTACTTATCAGCTGAAGGTGTAGCATTCATTTTGAAAAATTTATCATTTGGAAGTATCTTTGCTTCTAAAGGACCACTTAAGTTATACATATCAGGAAAAACAGGAATTGGGGTTAAGCATTCATACGCAACAACTGATTTTCTAGGAATGAAAGTTGCAAAAGCAAGTAGGCTTGGAGGAATAAGAGATGTTGATTTTAGAAGATACTTAGGACCTGCAGGTGGACCTCCTCTTGGACCACCAATTCCATATGAACCTCAATTTACTAGAAACTGGGAATCAGGGGATCAAGAAGGAAAAAGATTAGTTGCAGATAAAGGCTTTGCAAGGCCGTGGTCAGGACTACTTGATGGTGCCGAGGAAGTTGATGGGGATGAAACTCTTTTATCATTTAGAAAAGCACTTTTCATGGATAAAATAAATGGTCTTAAAACACAAAAAGCAAAATCAACAGCTGATGAAGGAAATCAATTAATTGCATTCTATTTAACTGGAATTGGTGATAGTGGTGATTTAGAAAACTATATGTACTTTAGGGCAACAATTACAGGAATTTCTGATAACTACTC